TCTGGACATCTTGAGCCATGATACCGCAAGCGATATCTTCAATCTTGTCATCGTATTCTTTGCGATAAGAGTAGGTTTTTAGTTTCTCAATGACATCGAGCGCTGATACCTGACTGTCTTGGATATTAGTCTTATATCTACGGTCTGAAATATCCTTGTTCAAAGAAACCCAAGCATAGCCTCCTGATTGTCTATATAGATAGGCATATCCAGCATTTTCTTGGATTCTCGTAAACGTATCAGAGTGCATATAGTATCCAACTTTATTCTTTTCTCTATCGATGAAATAAAAAATATTACCCGTGACTTCAAGATTCCCGTGAACACGAGGGACATTCCAGAATTGTGCCTTGTTATAGCAATGCATCTCGCCATCGCTATTTACGAACCAGGCATAATTCCCTGGCTTATCCCAGTTATTACCCCAATTGACCCACAAGGCTGTTTGTTTGACTCGCCAACCCCCATCTGACATACCGACACGGAAGCTATTACTTCCTGTTATCCAGAAAGTAGTTGGATCCTTATCGTGCGTACCAAATTGGAATCCACCGATTTTACCCTTGTAACCTTCAAGCAAGGTTGCCGAGACTACTACTGAGCGTAGTTTGTTGATGAATGCTGTTTTAGCTGCCAAAGTATCCGTAAATACATCACTAGCTACAAGCTTTTTCGCTAGTGCTGTGTCGAAAATCAATTTGTCTGCTGAAATCGAATTCGAGCGAATAATATCCGCATTCAACGTACCTACTCTGGCATCTCCTACGAATAAACGCTTAAAGTAACCATCGATAGCTGTGATTTCATCTGCAAGTGTCTTACCTTTAAGTCGGATTTTTTCCGCTTCAATCAAAACATTCTTTGGTGCCAGGTTGATTTGAGATGTTACCGCTCCTGGACCGGTCAATGTTTGGATAGCGTAAGAGTCGTGTAGTTGTGATACCTGAGTCTGTGTGACTACATCCTGTGTGGATGTGTTGTCGCTGAATTTTTTAGGAGGCTTGTCACCTCTAATAAGCGATACCTGACCAATGGCGACTTGTCCGTTCTTCATCAACCAAATTTCAAGAGGGTATTCTCTCGCTTTAGTCGATGATTTCTGGACAGTCATCGTACCTGTGATGATTTGAGTACCAGTTTTAGTGAGCGTTACCTTATCAGATGCAAGTCCTCCATCGGATGCCCATAGCTCAATTCCTAGAGGGGCATCTGGTAACACATCCACCCACACTTCCATGCGATAGCTGAGCTTTTCGCCCTTCGTAAATGTAGATGTATTAAGTGGTAATGCGAAACCGTGATAGACTGCTTGGTTTTTACCAGTAGTGGTAATTCGTAGCAACCTAGTTCCAGCTTGAACTTCGATAACGTTGGCTTCTGCTTGTTTCTTGGCCCACTTGCTGAAATTTGTCGGATCATATACGAGGTTAAAGTCATCCAAAAAATTAGATACACGACTAACTAGACCATCAGCGGTCTGAATAACTTGTGAAATCGCTTGGTCTTGTCGTTGCAAGGTTTGGGTGTGTGATGATACGGTATCACGTACATCGTTAAATTCTACAACACTCACGATTTCAGAAGAGTTAACATCGTAGTCTGTCATGCGGTCAGAATGCTCAAGTTTCATACCGCAGATTTCAAGACTACCATTTCCACTTTGACCAAATTGTATTGAGTTAGATACTGTATCTGCTGTGAATGTGAATTGATATCTAACCCAATCTTTGTTCGAGATAGATTTGAATAATCTACGATTATTATCATTTGTAGTCCATGCACGCATCAACAAATTGACATTCTGACTCGTACTATTGCTAGATACTCTCGCCCAGCACGACATTGTGTATTTTTCGCCAACCTTTAAGTCTATTAATTGACCAAAGTCCTTGTTACCACCGTTTGTATTATTAACGACACGAATGCCTTTTTTAATAGCAGTATGCGGTGCATCTCTTAATTCGATAACATCTGTCCGACCGTTACCACCTGACAAATACAATCCCCAAGTTCCGTTCAAGGAGTCCCCCGCTGGAATGATGGACGAATTTTGCAAGAGGTTATCATTTCTAATAATATCTCTCAGTTTGGTTTCAATACGTGAGATGGTTCTTTGGAACCCGTCGACAGAATTCTTGACAATATTCTGGACTTGAGTAGCATTTTGAAAACCTTTGTCATTGGCCAATCTGTCAAAATCGGTACGAGACAATTTCTCAATAATCTGGCCAGCTTGAACTTCGATTCTGCTTTCAGCAATTCTCAACCTATCTGTCAGAGGGTCAACCTCTTGTTTAGTCACAAGTGTTTTGATTCTGTCTGTTATCTGCTCTATTTTGGCAAAGTTGGAATCAGACAATCCTTTGGATGTTTTAGCAGACTCAAGAGCACTTCTGGCTTCTTCTAAAGCTTCTTCTGCCGTCTGAGTAACTGTTGAACCAATAGCACGAATCTCTTCGATTTTGGTTCGTTGGTCTTCTAGCTTCTCGTTCATGCTGCTATCGAAACCTGAGAATCGATTGTCGATTTCATCTGATAGAGCACGCTTGTTTTCCTCTGCTTTAGCTTTGGCAAGTTCTATTTGTTCATTGAAATCTTGCTTAATTTGGTCAACCTTGGCATCGAACCCTCTGTCCGCTTCTTCAATTTGGTTTTGAAGTTGTTTTTCAAACTCGCTAAATTGTTCAATTTTCTTAGTAATGCTTCCTGCGTATGAATACTGCGCATCATTTCCTGATTTACTATCAGCACTGATACGACTACGAAGACCGCCTTTAAAACTAAAAGATTGACTCAATACAGGAGTTTTAAATGTTTCTCCCTTGTTGGTTTTGATTGTGACCCATTGGCCAACATCAAGGAGGAGATGCCCTTGAAAGTTCAAGTTGAATGGATAGTATCGAATATCCTTGATTTTGTGATAAAGATTATCCAAAATCGATTGAGTCATGAACGGGTTCTCGATTTCAAGCGAACGACCTGTGCGAGTTCCGACAGTCAGCGCTTCTTTATCTTTCTTGCAAGTAATACCTGCAATCTGATACTCGACTTCACTTCTAGTTAAGCCGTGTAAGAAGTAATTATCTGCGGTAATCACGATACCTGAGTCGGTCAACTCTTTGATTTCAAGTTTTCCTTCTCGGTTAAAAAAACAAGACATTCCGAGCATTTGAGTGGCTAAACTCAACACATCTCTGAATGTCATTTTCTTCTCTTTTGGTTTCGTCTCGATTGCATAGTTCATGGATGTGATATCCATGTTTTTGTTTGCTAGCTCTACACCAGTTTTTAGGCAAATCTCTTTAACAACTTGTCTGATTTCTGCTGGGAACGTCAAATCCGTGACATACTCATGATTCAGTTTAAACATCCCATCCATGAGTTCTAATGTAGTGGTGTTACGATTGCGGTCGATTTCAATATCATTGATAAAGTATTCACCCATCTTCACCCATTCATAGGTTCCGTCAACCAAAAGGCCGATTTCGGGATAAATCTTATCTAGCTTATTGAATGTCGTGATAATACTTGTAAAAGTAATCTTACCACTACCTGCGCATGTTCCTCCAGGCTTATAAGTGTCACCCTTAATATAGCCATAATCAAAATGCGCTTCTTTGATATCACTTGATTGATACTGTCCTACTCTGATAGCAAGAGTACGGTTTTTAGCAAACATCGCTTCATTGAATTTCTGTCGTCTGAATACATCCATATTTAAAAACCTACCTTTCTATCAGATTGAACTTAGCACCAGACCAAGGTTTGAGTTCGTTTGTGAACGAATAACTCGGAGCCGTTCTATCGCCAACATAAAATGTTTTTGTTGTTTGGCCATGTATTGGATCCGGATAAGACACTTGGAAGAATTCAGGAGCTACGGCATTTAAAATCTGACTCATTTCGCCCTGAGTCAGCATGCCCCATTCGCAATCTAACTTTCTCTTAGTCGTGATACGGTCACGCACCATGTCTCCGTTAGCATTTCGACCTGTTTCTCCGTCGATGTCTTGGATACCAACTTGAAAAGATTTGGGAGGCTTAACAGCCACCCCGTTAATTATTAAGCGTGCCATTTTACCTCCCTTTAAATGTTAAGCAAGACTTGTCCTGCACGTTCTTGTTCTCGATTGATTTCTTGGATGGCCACACGACCAAATTCGTGCCCACCGATTTGAATGACGATGTCACCACTGCCACTGAAGCCACTTGACTGTGTCAAGCCACCACCTAGAGCGTTGACTACGGCACCACCTACAACGCGTCCCATAGTTTGTAAGAAGCCTGTATTCTCAAGAGGCATAACAACCTCTTTACCAGCTTCACCAATCATGGCTACGGTAGGACTATCAACGATACCACCACGAGCCAAACGAGGAAGGCTGACATAGCCAATGCTTCCTAGAGATACTCCAGGGATTTTATTAATCATGCCAATAACGCCATTGATCATACCAACGAAGCCATTGACAACATTCTCAATCGTGCCTAGAACGGCGTTAACTGCGCTCTTGAATGCACCACCAACTGCGCTACCGACCATTTGACCTGCGTTCACGAAGATGTTTTTGACCGTGGTCCACACACCAGAGAAGAAGCTACCAATCGTGCTGAATGCGTTCTTGACCGCTTCAAATGCTGTTTTGAAGATACTTCCGAACCAAGTGGCTACGTTAGCAAGCGCAGTCGTCACATCGTTCCATCTTTCGCCAAACCAGGTGCCGATGTTTGCAAAAATACCAGTAAGCCCGTCCCAGCCACTTTGAAACATATTTTTGAACCAGGTACCGACATTTGAAAGCGCAGTAGTCACTTCAGTCCAGCGCTCACCAAACCAGGTTCCTAAATCCGTGAAGATGGCAACAATTCCATCCCATGCAGCTTGGAACACGCCAGCGAACCATTCGCCAATCGGTGTGAAGATAGCCACGATACCATCCCAAATTCCTTGGAAGATTGCCACAACAGTATCCCAAATGAATTTCAATACTGCCACTGTTAAATCCAACAATCCGGTTAAGATTGTAGACAAAATGCTCATAATAGCATCGCCCGTTTCGGTGAAACCATCGAAAATTTTGCTCATATCACCGGTAAGGATACCCGTGATAATATCAAACACACCTTTGAGGAAGTCGGCTATTCCTCCCAAAATATCTGCAGCAGTATTAAATAATACACGAAAAACCTCTACTATGTACTCAATGGCAGGAGCGAGGATTCTAATCAGTAAGTCAACAATAAAGCTGATAACTGGTGCTAAATAAGCATTGATAACTTGTGACATTTCTTGGAAGCTAGCGACCATGTCCAAAATCTTTTGAATCAATGGTGAAATGTGCTTACCGATTGTATCAGAGAAACCTTGACCGATTTTCTTGATGACTGGTTGGATATGATTGTTCCACCCTTTTACAAATACGCTAACAAAACCAGATATAGCCTTTGTTGATGATTCAATCGACGGTCTAATATAATTATCATACACACGACTGATTGAGTCGACCATATCATTAATTGCTTGTTCAGCACTTTCAAAGATTGGAGCGATGTCAGACAAAGTGTTTGAGAAAATTTCAGCAATGCCAGGCATGTTATCTGTAACAATTCGCTCGATACCTTTCATAAGGTCCCCACCGAACTTGTAGCTAATCTCTACAATACTTGAACTAATCGCTAAAATAGATGACACAATCGAACTTCCGATACGAATAGCTCCAGTCGATGTAATGACATCATAGAAGCCGTCTGCGAACGCTTGAGCGATGTTTCCAGCCGAGGCAAACATATTGCCCGTGTTCTCAAATTCTGCCACCAGAGCACGGATGATGCGCTCTTTTTGACGCCCTAGACCGTTTGCGATGCTTTCAGAAAGGAAAACACCGATACCAACTCCGACCGTACCGATAGAACCAGCTATCTGACCTAGTGCATAAGCGATTTTCTTAGTCATGCCATTGAAGGCATTAACTACCCGTGGATCAGTGGCGATTTCTTCAAGTGTCGTCTTGATTTGACCAAGACCAATCTTGATACGTTCTAATCCGTCAGATCTAAACGCAGCATTAAACCCTTTACCAAATAGGTCAAATAAACCTTTCAGCTTATCTCCAAGGCCATCGAAAATGCTCTTGAATTGGTTGTCCATGTCAGTCAAGGCTACTTCTGGCAAGATATCCTTGAAAGGTCCGCCACCGCCTCCCTTTCCTTTCTTACCTTTACCTCCGCCGCCTCCGCCTTTGCCTTTGCCAGCGCCATCATCATCGCCAGAATCATCTTTTTTGCCTAGTAGGTTGATTTCATCAAATCCCATTAGACCGAGTAATTCCTTAACAGCTTTCTTGGCTGACTTGGCTGTGTCGTCGAGGTTATCGGCCATACCACCTGAAGCATCATCTGCGTCACCCATGGCATCTGCGAGGTCGCCTGCACCGCCTGCTGCATCTTGCAATGAACCGTTCATGTCATTGACTGCACCAGCTACACCAGCGTCTTTTACAGTCGCTTTCTTGTTAAACATCAAAGCGATGAATTCGGCCAATTTAGCAGTAACGTTCTTCAGTACCATCGCAAACGAGTTCAAGACTGGCATGACTGCGTTTACGATTGGTAGGAATGCGTTTCCTACGTTAAGTGCAGCATCTTTAAGTAATGATTTAAACAAGCTAATTCGTCCGTTGACTGACTGCGACAAGGTCGTACCATATTTGGCAGTTGCTTGTTCCAGGATAGCCATAAGTCGAATCTGTTGCTGAGTTTGGTAATCAAGTTGGTCCCAGCTTTGGCCATTTGCAAAACGCTTGAACGCTTCAGTAGATTGAATCATCGCCACATTGACGTTGATCCCTAAATCTTCTCAATAATGTTATCGCATGGCTTTTTATCCATACTTCTTACAATTTCTTGTAAGTTCGGCATATATTTTCACCTACAACCGAATTGTTTAGGTGCTTACCACTCGTGGGGATATTTTATTCTATACTTTTTGACAAAACAAAAAGCACAGGTTCAATCCCTATGCTCTACGGTGACTAAGCCTTTTTAATTGCTTAGTTTACCTCGGTATCGTCATGTTTTAATTACTTAAAATTTAGAGTTCTACCGATTTTGGTAAGTTCTTAATCCGCCTATTTCTAAGCGGTGCGACAAAAGTTTATCGCTTCCGTATTCCCTAGCAAACCAGAACGAATACGCTCCATTACGTCCGTGATACTACGACCTGAACCTTCAGCTACAACTGCAGATGTCTGAAGCATCTTAGCAGTATAGGCGCTCAATTTGTTTGAGTCTTTGATAAAGCCAGAAAATAAGTTTGAATATACCGCCCCATATTTTGTCGCTTCACCAACACCCATGTTCATAGCACTTGCATTATCGTTAACCCATTTTAAGAATGTTTGTGAGCTCTCACCCATTTGGCGCTTGATTTGATTGACTGCTGCAGTGACTTCAAGAGCCATTTGAGTCGAATACATACCGACATCGAGCATCTTCTTACCAAGATATGCCAACCCGGCAAATTTAGCCAATTTAGCAAATGTACCCAACATAGAACCGGACTGTGCCTTAATCTTGTTGGTTGATTCTTGGACCTTACCAGATGCATCCTTGACTCTGTTCTCGACTTCTTTCATCTTGTTCTTGAAAGGCGCGATTTCAGCATCAATCATTACTTTGAGCTCATCGAGAGTAACCCCCATCTATTCTCCTTTCATCTTCATTTTTCGATTATGACTTTCAGCGAATGCGCGCATACGCTCCTTATGCATCCTCATTTCTTGTTCTTGCCTTGCCTTCTCGACTTGGTCTCTTTCTTCCTGGAACAAGTCCGGGGCATAGTCCCAAACATCAAGAGGTTTAGCTTCTTTTGAAAGCAACAAGGATACATTATTCGCTATCATCTGCGAAAGTCTGTAAGATTCAACTATTTTTTCTTTTCGCTTTTGAATCGTGACACGATTGTGACTTTCAATCATGTCTCTGATTTCTAATAT